GCTACGGTTTCTCCCGTGATATTGGCAGTAGTTATTGTGGCGAGTGTAGCGATAATGGCCGTGTGCTGCGAAGTCCCACTAACTGAAAGTGTAGTCACGTTCGCAAATGACGCATTCAAGACTGGAACAGTCATTTGAGTTACAGAGAGAGTCGTGATACTGATAGTAGAGATGTTCGCAGACTCAATGTTTGCAGAGAACACATTCATACGGTCGCTGACCTGCAAGAGTCCTGAGACATTCGCGTTCGCTGTGTGATACTCAGTGCCCCACAGCGTTGTCACGAATTCATTGACCGCATTGATCGTCGTGATATTCGCAGACGAAGTATTGATGCTCGCAATGTTCCCCGATACGATGTTCGCAAATCCCGAATTGATGAACTGAATGTTTGCGGTTTTAATAAGTGCCGTGTTGCCGACATTGATTCCAACACCTGGGTTCGTGTACGTCCATGCGGAATTGGACGTGACTTGAGGTCCATCCGTGAGGTTGTTCGCCACAGCAATCATCGCCGCAACGGCGGTAATAAGCTGTCCGAAAGTGTTCGCTGTTGTAATTTGTCCGATAGACATTAGCTCTTACTCCTCATACCTACAAGTTCACGGATAGTTTGTTTCAGTGAGGACAACTCCCCCTCAATCATTTGGAGTCGTTTCTTTGTTTCTTGAGACTCATGACGCTGTTCGAGTACCTTGCGGCGCTGTTCTTTATAGCGTCCAAGCCCTATGGCATCCGTGCTGATGATAGCCTTCGAATTCATATCACGCACTAAATCGCTGTTATTCTCTATCTGGACAGTATTTATCATATCATTCCTATGAAAGAGATGGAAGCGCCACAACTCGGAAATCTCTGATTCGGGGCGCCTTAGTCGTATCCGTCGATGTCATGACGATCTTCACGGCAAAGTATTTGAAACTCACAAACGAGCCATACTGGACCCGATTGTCCGAGACATTTCCCGTACCTGGGGCATACACAAAGTCCTTCTCGTCGTCCTGGTTCAGGGACAAGTTATTAGCGCCCTGAATAATCGTCATGAGTTGGTAGCCCTTGTTATCGAACACATCAGCATCATCCGAGGAAAGAATCTTATAGTAGACATAGATATTCGCGGTAGAGGGTTTGTACGCTGCGAAGAATACACGGAAATCTCCTGCATCCAATCCATCAGCCAATGTGACTTTGCGTGTGATATAACGGGCAAACGCGGGTCCACCCGAAGAACGATCCTCTCCAATGCACTGAATATTTGCGGTGATGCTGCTGTTTCCCGAAATCGTGATCGTTGGTGAGGACGTGTATCCGCTTCCATTGGAATCTACAACGACATTGGCGAGAACATGGTTGTTGCTGTCGATTTGGGTATTCGCAATATAGGCATTCGCTCCACTTCCTCCCCCACCTGAGATAGTGACAGAGAGACCCGCGGCACTAAACCAATTGTTGCTGGAACTAATAACGACAACTGAACTATTGCTCAATTCGAGGTTGTTCACAAGATTTTCGATGCCCAACAATGAGAGACGGTCCATATCAACCACCGGAGACACATCAACGCTCGCGGAGGAGAGTAGGAGTCGTAGCTTAAACGAGGAAGTGGAACTGGATGCAACACGACGACCCAACGTATCATCGAAGTAAATGTTTTCATCTAATGGGATTATCTTATTACCTTCTTTCACCCCCGCGGCAGTTGTCGTTGCAAACATCGCATCGATGCTTGTATTTGGTAGTACAAGGTTTCCCGATGAAACATAGAACGTGTCCAAAGGCACATTGGCGGTTATTGCATTCGCGGCATCTAATTGGAATTCAACATTCGATTGTACGGTCTTGTCGAATTGTGCATAAAGCAAACGGAACGTCAAATCCTCTTCTTGGATTGGATTCCATGTTGTCGAGTTCTGAGACTTGAACAACACCCCAAGATATGGTTGTGAGGAAATCAAGCGTTCAGTTCCCAGAATCTTATCTCCCATACGTGATACGTACACGGCATATTTCACGGAGTTAGCCATAAGCACGATACAGTATTCTGCCCCCTGCTGGAGGAACACTGGTCCGCTAAAATTAGCTTGTGTGTACATTGTGGCATCGTCGAGGGGGTTGCCTCCAGCGAGATATTTCGCAGCCAAGGTTTCTTCAGAACAGGTAACAATATCGCCTGCGTTCAATACCAAATCGGAGCCTGGTATAACAGCGGAGGAGTGCGGGAATCCATTGACTACAGGACGAAGTTGTAGTTGCAGTGGAATGTTGGGATCGGTCGTCTTAATGAGCAGGCGAACACCAGTAATCTGAACTCCCGATGGGTGGAATGTCTGATCGACTAAGAATGTCTGGGCAAGGGGGTCCCAGTATCCTACTTGGATTCTTCCGATAGCAACATCTGTGATCTTATTCGTCAGGGTGGTCTTGGCTTCACTCAAGACAGTGCGTTGTACACTAGGTACGCGAGTGGAAATAATCGTGTTCTCAAGGGTCTGTAAGAGACCTGATGCTTGATAATTCACCGATCCATTTGTACCCGACCCCTCAAGTGAACCCGAAAAGGAATCGACGAAGGTAAACTGTCGATCTCCAGTTCGGAATCTGATCGCATCAGTAGAAGGAATGACAAAGATACCTCCAAATTCACCACGATAATCCGATTGGAATTGACCAATTGAGTACGAAGAATTCACTCCAAGTGCTGTGGTCAACGTAGGACTGAACGACACATTACGTGTATTCGCATTGTAGGCTGTGATGACGGAAGATTGCCCAAGTCCAACTCCAGATGTAAAGTAAATCGACTTGCCAACTAGGAAAGTATTGGAGAACGCGACATTGGAATTAGCCACATCATGAGCTAAGAGGATGCTACTGACGTTACCATTCTGTGCAAATCCCGTATTGTGGTAGTATCCAGAGATACGTGAGTTTGCTCCACTCGTTTCCCCAATCAAGAAGGTTGAGTTGGTTGAGTGCATGAAGTACGCATTCGCCACGTTATCATCATCTCCACCTGTGACACTTACGAGGCTGACGTTGGTGTACGTGGGTTCCCTACGACTGAGGACCACGGTCCCAAAGGCGGAATTTGCTCCTCTCGCTGGGTCCCAAACGCGCACACTTTCGGCATCCTGGTAGTTGTCCCTGTAAACAGCACTCGTGTCATAAACTTTAACGACATTTAGACGGTTGCAGTAATTTGTCACCGCAGTTTCATCGAAAAAGGCATAAAGATTCGTATTTGGTGCGAACATTTTTCCGACAAACAATACACCGCGTGAGCGGATATAAGGTATGACTGTGACATCCTTGACTTTGTTACCAATAGATTCCGTGACAACCTCGGACCCAAATTGATTCTTCGTTCCAGATCGTGATTGAGTCTGTGTAATTTCCGTCGTGCTGCGCTTGATGACGTTACCAAAAACAGGAATATAGTGTCCTACAGGTCCCAACCAACCTCTCCATCCTGGGACAAGAACTTTATCAGGCTGTTGCTTCTCTCCATAGAAGGACGTTTTCCAATCATTCCAGGTTGTTCCGAACGTTGTTTCTCCAAACTTCTGCTGAGCGGCGGTCTTGTTGACAGTGAATGCAAGTGCCTCCCACGCATCCTTGTCCCCCTCAAGATTAACATTGACATCAGGGGCTTGATTTCTGTCAACCCAGTTATCGGAAGTTGGGTCAAGTTTGATTTGTCCGATAAATGAGACTGTGTTGAATGGGTTTACATTTATAGACTTTGATGCAATCGACTGGTCGAGGAACGTCGTTACCGTGTAAGGAAGCGTCAAGAAAGCACCAATGCGTGCATAGTTTGAGGAATTCGTTGCGCTCAACTTTAAGTGGAGACTGCGAGGAATGAAAGCTGGGCGCAATTCCTGATTCTGCGGGTCCATAGAACAGAGATAGTCAACGTTCAAGACATCCCCGATCTTGTGTCCGGTAAATGGATCAACGAGGATACCATTCTTGAAACGGTTCGCACCCGTATCATCAGTGATTTCTTGATTCTTAGCGGTTTGTTCGAGCAAGTTCAAAGATGTGTAGTATTCCAAGCTTGAGATACGCTTTTCAAGCGAACCAATATCACGCATCGTGTAGCGTCTATTGTCCACGTAGCGTTGACGAATTTCATTTGTAGTGTTCGTGAAGGGTGGAAGTACCAAGGTATACAAAGTCATGGAATTATCTTTGTCGGATGGGCTGACAGGGAACAATGACGGCACACCAGACAAGACTTCGAATTTACGATCCTTCGTGAGTGTGATCTTATCGATACGTGCGAGATAGTAGGAGAAGTCTGTCTCGAAAGTGAGCCCAGAAATACCAAACACCTCTTCATCGAAGATATTATTATAGTCGGCATCTTGTCTGCGCGGTCTGAAGTCGATGCAATCACGTAGATTAAATACCTGTCCTGTGGACGCGGAAGTGTAGGAGGGGATATTACCATACGCGATATTGGCCGACGCATAAGAATCCACTGTCAAATATCCCAATCCCGAATGCGTCAGGAAGTCAACGTAGATGACCACATTTCCACTTGGACCCTGTGATTGTGGTTTCAGTGTGATTGAAGCGTGATCGTAGGAGTTGTCCCGCTGCCCACTATCCAATGTATAACGACTGGTGATATCCGCAGCAATGGCTACATTGCCATCTTCAATAAGATTGGAGCCAACGTCGATAACCTTGCGAAGTGCAGTCACATCGGAAGTGAATAAGGACTGAGATTTGCTTGGGTCTTTAAGATTAAGCCATGCAGCAGAATTCGCGTAGATCGTGATTTGTGCACCGAGAGTTCCCGACCCCTGTGAATACCACTGCACCAATCCCGTTGCATCGGAAATGCGCGTTCCACCAGAATTCAATCCACTTGCAGTATTTGCGATTCTAGCAGTCTTACTCTTGAGTAAGCTTCCAAGTGCATGAGAATAGGGTAACTTAACTTTTACGTAGACATCAGCGGAAGAGGCGCTGTTCATATTAGGTACAGTGATAACCCATGTGGATGTATTGCTCACGGTACTGACTACAACGGTGTTGCCTTGTGGATTTCCTGTTGAGAAATTGATGACTTGATTGTTTGCGATTGGTGTACCTGTGTTGTTTTTCACCACAACGAGAATGTTATCGATGGCATCAGAACCAGATAGCGACCCATTAACCGCTGAGGTGATTCCAGCCGCGCTGGTTATCGTTGTGACATTTGCGGTAAAGGACTGTCCAGCGTAGCTCTTACGTCCAAAGTATTCCGTGTTTGTCAGCGGTGATCCACCAACTACTGATTGATCTGCAATTGTAGGATATGGCAATTCCATGATGAGACGATTAAATCCAGTATCACTAAGAAAGGTTCCCTCATAGGGGTCTGAGAGAATACCGTTTATATACAGCGCATTTTTACTGGATGAATTTACATCCATTGTCGTTGAGAAAAGATGTTGATTGACTGACGTGTTCGCGTAGACAAGGGACTCTGCATCTTTGAATTCATAGTCAAGACGATATTTAGTCTCAGTTGTAGGAGTACCGAACGCAAAAGTTTCCGTACCCTGCAAATACGCTTTATTATTCGACTCGTAACGTCCAATCGTGTGTGTTTCGTTGACTGCAATTCCAGCATGAGTCGTGATCGTGAACTTCACCCCAACATACGCATTAGCAATTGATGAGAAGTTCGTGGCGAGGAACATCGTGTTCGCAGAACCGGTGTTCCCGCAGTTACATGTTTGGCTCTCCCCCACATTGGCATCGAACGCATACGCTCTCCATACTGCTGTGCTGATGGAAGTGCCATTTGCACCACTCTGATAATCAAGCGCACGAATACGGAGAGTACCAATCGTCGTGTTTGCAGCAACGGCTGCGTTTGAGACTGCAATATTTGCTGTGCTGACGCAATGTAGAACGCATGGTTGCAGGGTCTTAAAAGGAATTGGTCCCACCATTTCTGTGACTTCGAGCCAGTTCTGATAGTCAATTGTGCTATTGTAGTTTGTGACATTCGCTGCGGTGCGAGCCCGCTCCGCCTTGATTGTCGTAGGTCCGATAGTTTCATACTCGTATCCCTGAACATACGCCTTACCAGCTTCAATGATAATATTGTAGGCATTCGCATACGTGGCGTGAGGAATTGTCGCAATCTTGAATGGACGAACAGTGAAAGAGCCCGACTGATCGTTCGTGCGACGTGCCAAAGTCTCTTCTAGGGCAGAGTATACAGGATACACGACTTTTTTCGTGAGTGTACCGTTCGTAACACGTATGAGTTCAATGAACTTTGTATCATCTTCAGAAGTCAAGGAACGCTTAACAAGTACAAGGGAAATCTTATAACGAGTAGCGCCTGGTGCTTGATAGTTGGTTGACTCTTGAGCGGGGTCCAACAGAGACGCATCCTGAGTCTCATCAACAATACTATCCTCTATTTGCAATCCTATACGATAGGTGGGGGTATTGTTAAACGCATTGAGCACCGTAGTTTGCGGAGAAACTTGGACGAAGAATCCGTCAACGTAAAATACTCCCTCATCTATACTGCAAATAGACGCATCTCCAACAACTGTGTTGCTTGTAACATCTGTGAATCCTGACAAACTTGACAGTAGTGTTGCGCTGTGTGTAGCATCTTCTGTCTGAAAAGGCTGTGACAGGGTATTGGAGAAGTGTTGTCCAGACGTATACTTGACAATCAAGACGGTGGGGGAAGTGATGGTCGCCGCAGCACCCGCTATGACATAAGCGCGAACGCCAGCAGGAGTCGTTTCGGTATCGATAAGGAAATGCCCGATGAAATTATTAACATCAACAGCCGAACCATTTGGCTCAGTCGCTTCGATACAGACGTACTTTGTCGCAGTGCTTTCCAGCATGGTTTGCCCGCCCGTGACAATCGAACCCTGCTGATAGATGCTGGTTCCAAATTTGGAAATTTGGTCTTGGAGAATTGTCTGTGCCTGTGTCAATTCACGAGACTGGACAGCTAAAGACGGACGAAAAAGAATCCTATGAAAATTCTTCTTCGGGTCGAAATCCTCGTAATATGGGTTCTGTGAAAAATCTATAGACATGAAATTGTTCCCGCCTTTGTTCTATTTATGTACATTATTCAGAAATTGAGTATGATGTTGATAATTTCGGACTGCCCCGGTGCTCTAGAGACGGCAGCACGGTTGTCTGTGTAGACCAAATCTCCCGATTCTTCAGCTAGTCCTGGGTTTGTGAATGCAATCACTGTACGGACTGTTCCTGAAGTATTCCCCGTGAGCACGGACCCAGCAATCGGGTATCCTTGCACATTTGCGGTTTCCACTGCATTAGAGAAGATATCCGAGACATTTGCAGAAAACGTCGCGTTTGCGACCGTCGTTCCCTGGTAGACAAGCTCATCTTTCGTGTATCCAGGACCAGAAGTCAAAAGCAATTGCATAACCATCGTAACTGCAACATTTGCATTAGCCGACGTAACCGCAGTGTTCTCACCATATTTATGTGGACGCAGAAGCACACCAACTTGTCGGAAGTCGTTATTAGAAGTAATCGTCGCACCCTCTGTCGTATCAGGAAACCCTATCTGCACTGACAGCATAATGCTGTTCGATCCCAATTCTCTAGCAGGATTGAATCCATGACCCCCAAACGGAGACAGAATTGCACGAACAGCCGCATTCGCTCCGACACCCGCTACAGAGACTTTCACGTTTTGTCGAGCATATCCCGACCCATGAGAGGATAGAGCAACGGAAACTAGGTTCCCAGTCGTTACAGTTGGTGTCCCATTCGCTCCAGTCCCCGAACCAGTGATAACCACCGTGGTATTGACTTGATAGTATCCTGACCCATTTGCGCTCACCTGGAGTCTAGATAGAGCCCCGCTCACGATGTTGTTGGCGAACCCGAAGTATGCAGCCGACTGGGTGATTGGAACGGGAATCCACGCTGAAGTCAGGAACTTGCTCGTTGCTGGAACCTTGAACATATATTTCCACAAATAACCATCACCGGGACTGATGAATCCATTCGCGCTAGTGTAGTTCCCGGCAGGTTCAATTGTCGAGGGGGAATTGTTGCCGTTGTTGAGGCATTTATAGACACTACCGGTGGATGTGTACGCATACATCGCATTGGATGACGTAAATAATGTATTGCTCTGATCGTCGTATTGGGTGTATCGGATATTCGCTGTCCAGTTGACACGGGGAAGCACGAGGGCAACATCGTTACCCGTGATTCGCTTCCCACCGAGGAAATTATTGAAAGTGTCGAAAAGAGTGTTTTCGGTATCGTAGATCGCGGGGGGAACGTCATTGGCAGTCGGCCATGCGACACTGCGACCAAGCATCACGTAACCTACTAGGGCGTCAGGAGATGAAGTAGAAAGACTATTGAAGAAATTGTAGGCACCTTCATACCCAAGACGCCTAGAAATCGAATTTGGCATAGCAGTTCCTTATAGTGTTCTATTTATACGCTCTGTGCGGAAATGGAGTTTTGTGTGACAATATCGCTAATCACGTATTCTCCCCAAAGCTTCATGCCCGCTGGGTGCGTCAAGTCTTTGAGGATTCCGCTATACTTTGCTAATTCTGTTTCCGCTCTTACGACATAGGAATATGTCGTGTAATAACCATCATTCTCAAGCTTTCGATCTGAACTCAAGAATCCTTCTGTCGTGGTGAAACGTCCTGGTGCTATAAAGAGATTGCTCAACATGACGGCGATAGCATTGGCTTTGCCATTTCCACTACCCGTCAAGTCAATGACAGGGGGTGACTGATATCCATAGCCGTGATTTGTGATACGAATAGTTTTGATTTTTCCAATTGGTTCCTGAGTCTGCGGTTCCAAAAGGAAGGAAGCTCCTCCAGACAATACAAGATCAACCGCGACATCTGCCCCTATTGCTGTAATTTCATTTGAAGAGACGCGCACTGTGGGTAATGCCTCCTGTCGATAGTTCATACCTCCCACAAAATAACGTCCATAGATTCCAAGTCGTCGGCTAGTTGAATTGCGAGTGAACGCGGTATTGACAGTTAAATGTGTTGCGTTGATAATTGTGGATACATAGCTCGATTCACTGTTGATTTCAATGTGATCGTTTGCTACCAATTCAGTTGTAAAGAATGTTCCTGTTCCCACCACTTGCACGTTGGACACTGCTGTATTAACCGTGACATTTCCCGTAAGTCGTGATGGACGGAAGTTCACAGTCTTAATGCCTGTGTTCGCTACATGGAGACTGGTGACTTCTGCGGCCGCTCCTATGCCTAGCCCGACCCCTGGAATGTTCTCAAAGGAGACTTCATCGCCCACTTGATAGTTCGATCCTCCATTACGCACGTTCATCTTACCGAGAATCCCGAAATACGCAAGCGAGACATTTGCTGTTGCCGTATCACCGTTCGCCGTGATCCCTGTCACATGGACAATGGGAGGATCAATTGCGAGTGTTGGTGCTGGATTGAATACTTGCGTGCTGCTAGTGATCGTCAAGGATGACACAGGCCCCAATCGTTCAATCGGGTGTTCTCCAAACAAGAAATCCGTAAATGCAATACTCATTAAGCTATTGACATTCTCACTGACTGATGAAGTGAAGTAGTAGTCGCTATTAGACATGACCGTGTTAGCCCACAGCGTCAAAACATCTTGATTCATGGGATAGGAATTGGGGTGCACTGCTTCTGAAGTGTCCACAGAGAGGACAAACGCATTGAGTCCTGTGTTCGGAGTCGAAGTGATATAAGCGGACTGTCCCGGTTGATAGCCAGCACCACCAACGAGAACTGTGATATTGGAGATGAGTGCTGAAAAAATTGAGTCAACAGTCGCAGTGGCGGAGATTACCGGAAATCCACCACTAATGACAACAGTATCACCCACATTATATCGTGTTCCACCATCGACAATTACAATATCCCTGAGATAGGAGACCAACTGACCGTAGATATCGAGATGTTGGGCAGCATTCACATCATATGTCCAGCGTCCCCTCACCAGTTCAAACTGTGAAAAAATTCCAAGCGGTTTTGTGACCTCCAGGTCCAGTTGTGTGATTCCATCTTCTGTGACCTGCTGAAGAGTTTCAGAAATCGCGCTCGCTCCTGAAGTTTGACCAACAAACTTCGTCACGATTTCATTCGTTCCAAAGTGACTAATAAAATCAGTTCCCTGATAGACGGCTTTCACCTCGTAACCTACTGTTGGTGTAGACAGAAACGAGAACCAGGGTTCATTGGTACTGTGTGTATAGTGGGTGTTCAGTGTTTGTAAAACCCCATTAAGATAGAGGGACGGTGTCACAGTGCGAGAGGTATCCAGTGCGCGGAAGCGTTTAGTGATCCCATCGGCTACCTGAATCGTCCACATTGTTCCATCCAGACGTAGAGAGCGTGACTGTTTCCAGCCGCTTTCAGAGGAACGAAGAATGCTGTCCTTTGGAAAGAATATATCGATGTCTTGTTGAAAAAGTAGGCGGAACAGAAGCTTCACCGACTTATTCGTTCCCTTTGCACGATAGAATTCCTTCGCATGTTGAATAAAGAAGGTGGGATTCGTGAGATATTGAGGGGGGAAGAGCGGAAGAAATTGCTTCGTAAAGAAGGTGATAAAATCATCAAGTTGTGTGGTATCCAAATCCATATTACTGAGCATATTCTTGGAAATGTTCGTCGTATTACCTGGCTTATCCATCCAGGCAAAATAGGCTTCTACGAACAGAACAAAAGTTTCATATTCTGATCTTATGTATTCAGGTAATTGCTGGCGTACTATGAGAGATAATGTATTAGCCATAGTTCTTACCGCATAACAACAGTTATAGAAATCGAGGTAGGGTCATCCGTGTCAAGAAGGAGAAGTTGATTCTGTTGTGTTTCAACGATGGCGGATTCTGGTTCTGCACTCACCCGAATATCGTTGGTTTCCGAAAGAGCCTTAACCACAGTCAAATCCTTAATGACAATAATTCCGTTGAGGTAGTCAATTGTACCGATGGCTGAATTGATGTCCACTTTTTCTGAGTTGGTGTTAAAGTAATACAGACGCATCGTACCAAACTTCGCTTGTACGATTGCAGACGCGGCTCCCGCTTGTCCTCCCCCTCCACTCAGCGTGACAATTGCAGACGTATAACCCGTTCCGCGCTTGATTATCGTGATCGTATTGATCTTCCCGTTAACGATGGTGGAAGTGGCGGTTGCTCCCGACCCATCACCTGTGATGGTTACTGTTGGTGCTTCAACGTAATTATACCCCGGATTTGTGATTGAAATTGAGTCAACTCCAGTCGAGGAGTTAAATACTTCTTCCAAATACGCTGTGCGTAAGACGTTCCTAGTATCATACGCCGATAATGCGCTAGATTTGATCGCCTTCTGAATTGCGGCATGATGCAACTCAGTTGCAAAATTGATCGTATAGGTAGAACGAACATTCAGCGTAGGAATGAACCGTTTCTCTAATCGTACCGTTGTTCCAGACCCGATAATAGTTGAAGAGCCTAGAGAATCGTCAATCTGTCTACTGAGTTTCGAGTCCGAATAAATCGCCCCAAATTGATTAAACGTCTGAGTTGTGTATGTCACAATTGCTGTACGCACAACCGATGATATTGCAGCAGAGGTGAGTAGGGTAAATTTACTATCCACATCGACAATGGTTTCAAATTTCAAATATACATAGTCTGGATCAACGAGGACTGGAGTGATCCCCGCAACTCGAAGAGGACCCAATATCTCTATCTCGATACGATTCTTCTCCGCATCGTTGATGAACACCCCCTCTTTAGGAGCAATTGACACGAAAACTTTACCATAGACGGGGGGAATATTGTCCTCTCCACCCCACACGAAAATACTTGAAATGTCTGGATACGAAGACTTCAATAGGGATTCATAATCCTTCACAGACACGGCGCGTCCCTGCGAAGTGTAAGACTGGGGCGCTCTTTCACGAATCGAATCGTCGGTTTCGCGTTCTGCTCCTCCCGATGCTGAAGAGATGGGGGTGATAATGACGTTTGACCATCCCCCTATAGAACCCGTTGCAAACACGTTTGCTTTATTCGCAATCACCCCAACAGTCGTGATGTAGCTCGCAAGTACTATGTTTCCCGCACTCAATGCTTTTGAGATAGCACCATCACCAAACGTCAGTTGATACCTGTTGCTGGTTGAAGGACTCAAATAATACACCGCGGTATTTGCGGTTGAATCGGTGATATCCGTAGATAGCTGAAAGACTTCTGAGGCAGTATTGATACTGGAAGTTTGGACAATCACTAACAACGTACTGGTGTCAATATCGTCATTTGGAAGTTCAAAGTGCGAAGCGGGGTTACTGATTGGATCGAACGTGAATGTGGCTAACTGTGGAGTACCCCCTTTGATCTCAATACCTTTGAATGGAAATGCTCCATTATCCTTGAAAATAGTCATCGCCCCTTCATTGACAAACGTATAGTTGACCCCATCAACAGCCTCCGATTGGAATTCAGTGAAACGATCTAACGTAAGAATCGCCTGAGTATTCCCGCCCGGTGGTGTAACAAGCAGATCAACAATCGCAGTGGGTGCTCTACGAGAAACGGGAGTATAGTTCAGTGCTTTGGAATGAGACAAGAGCGAGTTGCGTACTTGGGCAGAGTCGATGAAAAGTTCGTTTGCCACCATGTTATCATAGAACCCGTTATAGTGTGTGTTGTAAGCGAGAAGTCCTATCAGCACAGATAAGGCAGAACCCTCGAAATTGTAATCGAGGAATGTCTTCTGGGAATTGAGGAATGTCTTCAGGTTTGTCTTAATAGTTTCAAAATCGAGGTCCGATATGAGGAGTTGTTCAGACATGTCATCTCAACCTTTCGAGTATAAAGCCTACAGATAAAGGATTAACGGACGAGTTGATAATCACTCGCAACATAACATTATATAAATTGTGGTCCTCATCAGGAGTCACTGACAATGACTGAATCGTGCACCGCGGTTCAAAATTTTCAATCGTCTCTTGAATAAAACGCGATAGGTCGCTCGCCGTAAATTCCGACACATTCTCAAATAAGAGTTTGCGAATGTTGCATCCAATTTCAGGATGGAAGGGAATTTCATAGTGATTGGTCCGCAACAAATTTCTGATCGCTGCAATAACCGAGTCCTCGTTCTTCGTCAGCAACAGGTCCTTGCGGACAGGGTGAATTAAAAAATCCAATGAAAAATCCTGATAAATTATTGGTGTAGCCATAGTTCTTCTATTTATGCACTCAGTTTAGCAAGAGGTTTCGAAAGGACATCAAGGACCCCACCTGGGTTCTTATTGGAAATTGTGTCGAGGAGAAAATGTCCGCATGGGTTCGCGTTGATAGCTTCCAGACCCATCGCAACCGCGGCTTGCTGAAGCTGATTCACACAACTCTCAAGAAATAGACTATCCTTACTCACGATGCCCTTAATGAGATTAGATACCCCAACAATCGTGTCCGTGATATCCGCGATTGTGGCAACACCCCTCTCTACCTGCGAGAGGATATTTTCTACAGTTGACGCATACCCCGTGAAAGATGATTCGGAGAACAGTCCGGTGGCCCCCCCAATAACGGGCAAACAACCCTTCCCCGCTTCCAACAGGGTCATCATATTCTGCATCTGCACACCGATTGACATGATTTGTTGCAGACCTGGTGCCTGGATTCCCTGACTCTTGAGAAGTCCTGAAAGTCGATCTGTGTGCATCATGAAGTTACCCATCGAAGTGCGTATATCCTGAAGAGGATCAGTAGACAAATACGCAAGTGCTTCAGCTTGAGAGATGGAAGGCGAAGAGAATGAACCAGTTGAAATATTAGTGAGCGTCGTTTCGAGACGGGTGACCCCATCTCCCACAAAGTTTACAGAGTTCACCATTGGATTTGAAAACAAGCTTCCTGGGTCAGTCGTGATCTTATCGATCAAAGATTTCGTAGTGTCGGAAATACCGGTAGGGGATATCGCCGGGATTGAAGGCAACCCAGGGAGTGCAGGAATGTGTCCAAAATCTAGGTTAAACATTGCTCACCCCTATACTCCTTATCCACAAAAGACAGTACTGGAACCCATCGCGCAAACAGAACCACATGCAATGGGGTCACCAATTCTCATGAGTGGTTGCCCCTCTACAAATACCGTCAGTGAGCCACCCGCTCCAGGACTTGGATGAACGCTGATGATGTTCGTGTGCGGAGCCCACAAATCTCCGATTCGCACACACGGTAATCCCTCCACCATTACCGTCAACGAGCCTGTGACCGCTGGACGTGGTGGAAAGAACGTGGGTCCTGCTGGATGCCCACTGCAAATGTCTATTCCCATACGAACAACCGGAAGAGCAACACCCATGTTAAACTCCCGTTACAGGTGTGGGTGTAGGGAGAATAGCTCCAGGGGGTCCATTCAAGTTTATTGGAAGTCCATTAAACGACATAACACCAGTTGAGGTGTGTGCTTCAGATATTCCCGCTTGTGAATTCACAGAACCCGTGGCATTAAGAATGATATCTTCTCCCGATTCAATGTTGACATTCCTACCCGCTTTGATATTTATGTTGCCCGCGGCAGTCAAATTCAAATCACCTCTGACGTAGATATTTTTATCGGAAAGCACGACTTCATACGCCGTAGACTTGATGTGAGTAACTTTTGTTCCGTCTGGATGCACTTCTTCGTATGTTCCCGAACGATGGTAGATGTGGATTCTCTCTGCACCTGGAGTATCATCAAACTCTAATACGTGACCCGATTCAGTTTCCATGACACGATTGTAGGGATAGACCGCATTATAGGGCGTCTCTGGCTCATTCCACACTCCCGGTCCCGCAGTTGGTACCGAAAGTTGAACATCCAATTTCTTCGTAGCGACAATCGTATCGTCGATCTTTTCATTGCGAGCGAGACGTGAAAATGTTGGCTCATTCAATCGTCTTGGATTGCGAGTTGCATTTGTGTCCGGTAGATGAGGCGAAGACTCCAATTCCCCCTCAGTTCGTGGATCGGAGAACCCAACCGATGCAGGGGGTCTTGATTTAGGAATACCTGGAAGGATACCCCAGATGATCGGGGAATGTTCCTCCATCCCATCCAGATAGAAACCCGCAACAAAATCCCCTTCCTTGATTTGAAGAGACGCATTATCATTGAGGGGAATCATCGGCATCGCCCACGGCAGGTCTTCAGTGGGAATAAGTGAACGGCTGTCTGAATGGGAGCCCAAGATACGTACTCTACAACGACCGACCTTTAGGGGGTCTTGACGATCCTCTACGACTCCGACCCACCATATGAAGTGACTTCCGAGGTTAGATTCCATGTTATAGTGTCCTTAATTTGTCCATACCAGGATTTCCCTCTAAGGGTTCAGGAAGAGGAGACAAGAGAGAATCCTTTGAGAGTTCAAGCACACACGCATATTTCACACGATCAATTTTATGACGGATGGCCGTAATCAGATAATTTCCTGAATATAAAACATCCATTGGCTTCTCTTCTCTTCTTCCTATTGATGCTGCTGGAAAATTCAGCGTCACCACTCCACCGACGCGCAGTGACATATTACCTGGCACGACCACTTTGATCTGAAATCCATGAATCGCTGCGAAATATGCGTTGCGCTGAAGCATCCAGGTTTCTACCTTTAAGTTATCTACAGAAATACGGAAGTAAGAATCGTGGTGATCCGTGGGTTCGGTGAGCGTTCGATCTTTGCTATTTTGCAGGAACGTATTTTTATTTAGATGTTTAGTATTATTGAAAAAATCTCGTCCGTTCTGCCTGTGAGTGTGAATTTCCTGGTCGAGAACATTTACTAACATGAGTTTACTCGAATACAATCCATCGGAAAATAACTTCAGCGTATCGGGGGTGTTCTCAAATTGATACTCTTCAGCCGATTCAAGTCGTTGCTGCATGTCCGTCTTATCGCTCTTTTCTTTGCTCTGTCCAGCAAGACCGAGGGGCATAAAGTTGACAATCTGAGTGGGGGTTTGTTGCGATAATGACTCAATGGAATTGAAGTGGAAACCTTCTCCATCCTCATAAAACAGGAAAGAACATCCAACTTCGTTCGCCGTTCTAGCCAAACGTGACAACCAATTGATTGCACGGAAGGGAGTCCAGAACGGAATCAGGAGGTCAAAATTTCCAACCGTCTGTGTAAGTTCTGTGCTGGGAAGTTTGTCTGTGTTGATTTTTAGATAGTTGAACGCGATATCCTTAATGATCTCCGAGACTGTCATCTGCTTATAAGAATTAGACACCTTGATGGAATGGTCGATAATCAACTCTTCAGAGCAAAAATGTAGCAGGTAGTCCTCTGAGTTTGGGGTTCCCTTACGTCGATCCGTGATCTTGTACACACGAAACGTCTTTTCGATCTTCCAGGGGGAAGATGGTTTTGTCAGTTTTACAACTAGATATTCGGCGCCAATAATAGGAAGCACATTGATGAGATTTTGTGTATCGGAAATAAAGAGACTTCCAGACATTGTATTGCTGAACAAATCCTCAAAGACATTCAGTTCACGCATGACTTCGCGCAAATCGATACGCGCCCCGCTGGAAGATACCAGAACAAGCATATCGAGTTGAAACTGTGGGGCATATTCAATACCATCGGAAATAGGCATCAGGCTAAGAGACTTTCAAGTTGTGATACCAATTGGGGAATATAGGTATCCTTTACTAGAGTGATATTGCGCTTTGCTTCATTCAGATCATTTTCATAGACATCGGCATAAACAATTTCTTTTGTGATCGTCTTAGTCACTGTTGCTCCTGATGGAAATGTAGTCACAACGGGCGTCGTGTATGATAGCGCGTAGTTATTCGCGTCAGTGATAAAAGTCTGAGTATTGGAATTTCCGAGTGAATCCACCTTTTTCTCCGTTCGTGTATAGTGATGGATCGTTGTAGCTGCATTCGCTATTGATCCATATTTGTCAGTGATATATAGGAACATGTTTGCGTAACTCTTAGGCCAGTCCATCAGGGGGTCGGTGATGTTGTTGATTAGCGTTACAACCCAGAAGTATTTTACAGAACCATACAATCTGTCTGCAAGAATCTCGGGCGTTTCCCCCTCAAGGATTTGATAGTCATAAAACATCTGCTTTTGCGTTAGAAGATTGTTCACTGTTGAAACTCGTCGAAAGATATCCTTGACCCATTGGATTTCTCCTGGTTTGGGCGTTACTCCAGCCGCGGTAATCGTATAGGCAATATAGGGGAAATTTTCAAAGTACGATGCAGACATATTAAAAACCCTTCTGGATAAGTTCCTTCGTCATAAACTCAAGTTCTCTGAAGTGAAGTGTCAGTCGCGTGCCTACTGGTCTATTGTCTGCGTAGAATGCGGCCCCCGAAGGTGCATAGTCTACAGTCACAGATTGCAACACACAAGTAGAGATACGTCCCATGCTGTTGACACTGAATTGAATATCAAACTCTGAGGGAGGTACAAAGTACCGTCCAATTCCAATCCCATTACCCAGTGCTTCTGGTGCAGAATGAAATTTGAAGAGATGGATGATCTTCGCAGCGTTCTCCGCTTCTTTCTTAGAACGTGGAGCGAACATAAAGTCAAAGTTGAATGTACGAAGTGTGGGAGATTGATAAATCACATCCACCTGGGGATTTATGGCGATGCCAGCCGCGGATAGAGCGAGTTCTCCCCCTCCAGGACCGAGGAGCGCGTTTCCCGCAACCTCAAGCGCCTCTCCAGCTACCGATCTAGCTGCTGGAGACTTTTCGAGACTCGCAAGGATTCCCATAATACTTCCGTCATGGTGTGCTTTCGCTTGAGAAACACCGAGGGCTGGAATCGAAGCTACCATGTTCAGGGTACCCGTCAATGGTATACCAGAAATTTCTGCTGCTCTGAAGGAATTTTCGTAGCTCCATGAAAGAGTATCGGGCATATAAAGTCGAATCGCTGCGACTGTTCTGTGCGTCTTGCGACCAAACCCCAGTCCAGTTCCCGTAATGTTCTTCGCCAGCGTAGTTGATTGTCGTGCATTCCTTTCAATGGTCGATGGGGGTCCCTGAGACTTACCCTTATTAAAGTGGGATAAATCCTGTGTGTTGATATAGAACGTCATGTAGTATGGATGACGAGTGCCCACACCTAAATTCGTGGGGAAGGAGAGGTACTCGTACTTGTATTTTCCCCCTATCCCTTTGGATTGCTCTCCCTGTGCTGGAATGTCGCTAGGACCGGCGAAGGCGGCAGCATCCTTCACTACTTTCCAGAGGCCGGTAGCAGTTTCACCGACCAGTAAGCCCTCCGCACCATCCGCGATTTTCTGAAAGACCCCTGTGGGTGGAACGAATTCTCCCGCCATAAATCTCCTCCAATAAATACTAACGTCTATTTATGTCTCGGAAGGAAACGCATGAAAAAGTATTATCAGGGACTATTTACCCCGAAATACCCTAATAAATATGTGGGTAATGTGAAGAACATTGTGTACCGTTCTGGATGGGAATTGAGAGTGATGCACCAATTGGATCAATCGCCGGGCGTTTTGTCCTGGGCGAGCGAAGAATTGTCTATAAAATACTTCGATCCCGTAACAGAGAGGGACAGGAGATATTTTCCTGATTTTCTCGTCAAAGTCAAAACAAAAAGTGGAGAGATAAAAACTACGATTATAGAAATAAAACCCGACTCTCAGACTAACCTTCGCGTGACACCCAAACGTTCTTCTAGGAAATACTTGAAAGAGGTGACTGACATAGCCACAAATTTCGCAAAATGGGAAGCGGCCAAGATATTCTGTGAAGAACAGGGTTGGACATTCATCGTGTTGACGGAAAAAAACCTTTCTTTCTAATCATATAAATAAGCATATGATAGGATCATTACTCGACCAAATTAAAACTCAAGTTGATAAAAAGAATCTAGACACCACCGCTGCGTTCGGGCGATCCTGGTTGCTTCAGAAGATGGCTAAACTGAATCCTGGGGAACGAGAACGACAAGACATATTATTTGACAAAATTCGGCGACGTGAAGTATCTATGATTGGGCGGTTCTATTTCTTCGGGTATTTTGCCAAGACAAGGAATATTCTTCCATACTGGGATAGGTTCCCAATGGTTATTCCCATAGAGGAATACCCAGATGGTTTTCTTGGACTGAATCTTCATTATTTACATCCAAGAGATAGATTGATCTTATTGTCACAGTTGCGTCGTTTTGCAACAGGTTCCTTGACTGATGAACAGACTCGCCTGCGGCTCTCCTATCCGTTACTAAAGTCGATGCCCGTGTTGTATCGAGCGATCCCCTGTATTAAACGCTATTTATCGGCGCACATCCTCACCCACTTTGTGGAAATCCCTCCCGAAGAGTGGGACGTGGCAGCGGCACTCCCCGTACAGAATTATGCTCACATTGAGAAAGAATTTGTGTGGAAGGATAGTCGAGAGAAGGAATATGCTAGGCATCTCAGGAAACAGAGAGAAGGTTTTTTCAAAAAGCAACAGGAGCAATAATGGCCGGAAATAATACTGAATTTCTCTCCTTTATCAAACGCTATGGGGTTGCAAAAACCTCCCATTTCCGCTTGTCCGTTACCCCCTTTCAGGGATCGGGGCTGACTATGAACAAATTATTAGGTTTGCGCTGTGAGACTGCTGACCTTCCAGGACGCCAAATCATTTCCAACGATTCTCGCACCTATGGTCCATCATACAAGACTCCCTATCAATCGTCCTACCAGGAAATCACCCTGAATTTTATTGAAACCGCAGAGTTCTTGATTCGTGGGTTCTTTGAGTTGTGGATGGATCAAGTATATAATTCTGGTACGAATCTTATTTCCTATCCAAGGGAAACCTGTACAGACGTTACTCTTACTCAATATGATGTTATGCTGACGGATGAAAAAGACCCCCTATCGAGTTTACGTGCGATTGCGACGTGGACAATGTATAATGCGTTTCCAACCGCGGTCAATCAAATGCCCGTGTCATGGACTGAAGATGCTCTGCACCGCACAACAATCAACCTAGCGTATGAGTGGTACTCGCTAGAAACTGGGGGGAACGCTCTGATTCCCAAAGATTCACTACCCACCACTAAGTCGTCGATAAAAGAATTTGGACCCGCACGTCCACAGGGCACTCCATAACTTTATTGAAAGGTGATCCACAATGATTCCCAAATTGACCGTTCCCTTATACGATGTCACATGCCCTTCAGGTATAAAAGTTTCCTTCCGTCCCTGGCTCGTTAAAGAAGAAAAGCTACTGATGATTGCGATGCAGTCAAAAGATACTGATACAATTCTAAAAACTGCGCGTCAGGTTCTTGAGAACTGTGTCGGCACAATCTCGAATATTGATGTTGATAAACTTCCATTGTTTGATGTGGAATTCTTGTTCCTGAATGTACGGGCTCGTAGTGTGGGGGAAGAAATCACCCTGAGATACAAATGCAATCAGAATGTCGTAGATGCTAATACCGGAATTGGTGTCATCTGCAACACGATGTCGGAATATCCAGTGGATTTGTTAAGCATTAAACCAGTTTTCGGTCCAGGACATAACAAACACATTCAACTTTCTGAATCCATAGGGCTGACGCTTCGCTATCCAACATTCAAATCCTTCCGCACCATAGTCAGAGAAGAGTTACCACCGAATGAAGCATTTGATTTTCTTGTTGAGTGTGTCGAATCGATCAACGATCAGGATAAACTCGTACTCACAAAAGATGAACCAAAGGCAGATGTGATAGAGTTTATGGAAAGTTTAACGCACGATCAGGTCTCGAAAGTAGATAATTTTTTCCAGACGATGCCAAAGATCGAAATGCTATTGCACTTCAAATGCCCAAAGTGCAATTACGAAGAGGACATCCTTGTGAAGGGTCTCGATAGTTTTTTCGCTTAACCCTGTCCCATGATAATTTAGCGAATTACTTTACTACAACATTCGCTTTGGTACAGGATCATAAGTTCTCGATTTCAGAACTAGAAAATATGGTACCCTGGGAACGGGCAGTCTATCTCTCACTGGTGACTCAGAAGGTTGAAAAAGAAAACGCACGGATTCACGCACTCAACACAATAAGGTAATCCACCATGGCTGACAGAGTAGTACCCAAGAAACGCATTGTTATCCCCGTTGACGCAAAGGAGAAACCCACCACTAGGCGGAACATCCCTGCTGAAGCGAAAGAGTCACGAGAGTCCAAACGGCAAGCAAGGGAACACAAGGAACGAACGAACGCTCAGAATGAACAGACGAAAGCCACAAAGAAACAGACAAGGGCTACGCTGAAGACGAATGACGGCCTGGACAGCCTGAGAAGTGAGTTTGCGGATATGAATAGAGAGCTTGCTGCTATTGTTCAATCTAAGGGAACGGGAATTGAAAATCAAAGTAAGTCTGAACCGAAGAGGGGTGTACAAGAGAGCTTCAAAGATCAAAAATCATTCCTAAAAGACTTACAGAAGCGTCTCCGTCAAACACAGATGCAGCAAGGAGCAACGCTGTCCGATGCTGCTGCTGAACATTTAGCTGGGGGTGGGGGAGTTGGTGGAGCCATAAAAGCCGCCGCTGGTCTCAGGGTTGCACAGTTCAAACACAAATTTGACCCACTGAACATCGTCAAGAAATTGACTGGTGGTTCAAAACTCGCTGTTGCACTAGCTGGAAAACTCACTGGTCGCAACGAACAAAGTATTCGACAATTTGCCGATTTAGCTCCAAGCGAAGCGGGGATACCATCCTCATTTTTCGGAAGGGGAAAATTAAGTAAAGAATTTGGTTCCCCTTCGCGGCAACATGGTGGAAAAGGAATGGGTGGTGATGCTCTTCCCCTCTTGGATAAAATGTCTCTCACTCTGTCACAAATGCTCAAACGGTTAACTACTATTGAGAATTTTGAAGCGATGAGTGTGAAGATTGCTAAGGATCATTGGGATCATGTAAGAGATGAAGCGGCTGAGGATAAAGCACGATTCAAGAATAAGAGCCCGGCACAGCAAATTACTAAGACAGAAGAAAGGCCGGTAAAGGAAAGCCCCCTATCGGAGATGTTCAGCACGGTGGGGAATTTGTTAAAGAGTTTTGCGGAGAGTCTTGGAGGACTTCTCCCCACACTCGCCTCCATAGGTGCTGGACTCACGATGTTCCTTCTTCCGTTGAAGAGCATCATTGCTGCATTGGGGAAGGGTTTGCTTTCGGGGATAGCGACTACTGGTTCTGCCGTGATGAAAGGTGGCTCCTCACTACTCAATGGTGTTAAGAAGATGCTGGGGTTTGGTGAAAAGGGGTCAGAAGCCATTGCGGGTAAACTCGCAGAAGCACCAACCGAAAAAGTTGCAAAGAAAATCACACTAAAAGCCACAAAGTCAGTCGCGGGAGTAGAAAAAAGTTTGGGTGCAAAATTATCTGAGAGTGTTGTTGGGAAAGTTGCTTCCTCAAGTAAAGTGTCCGGTGTGCTTGGTTCTCTAGTTCCAAAAGTCGCAGGAAAAATATTGGGTAAGGCACTTCCAGGTGTCGGGCTCGCACTCGCAGCAAATGATCTCGCACAGGGGAATTATGTTAGTGGGGCTATTAACGGCATTATTGGGGCAGCAAGCCTTGTCCCTGGAGTCGGCACTGGGGCCAGCGTAGCATTAGCGGCAACTGGGGCACTGACAGAACTCGTCAATTCTGCCTATGGGGATTTGTATAAGGACGAAAAGGGTGAACCAATGAATCCCCTCACTGACCCTGACAGGGGACCTAGATTACTTGCTCTTGCAAAGGAAGCATCCTCTGCATTATCAGAGGCGTTCTTGAACGCACCAGAACAAACCCCAGAGACCTCACAGATGGCTCAGACAGGTGCACCAGAAACAACTCCTTCTAAAAACAAAGAAGATATCACTGTCCCCACTGTGTCGGCAACCCCAGTCGCACCTTCCGAGGTTCCTGCACCCAATCCCTCCACGGGAATGAAACTCATTGGAGCGGCGGATGCTCAGCGAAATTCTATACTTTCACCTGCAACAAGCGGGGGTGGAGCGACAATCATCAATAATGTCAGGAACAACAATTCTAACATCACTAATGTCTCACAAGGAGTTTCCCCCGCACGAAGCGAAGAATCGAGCTATTTGAGGAGTATAGACAGATCATGGGCACACTCCTAATAACCCCCCTTGAACCAATTCTACCCCCTCCACCCCCTAAAACAATGGAGCCGTGAGGTCTTGGTGACTTCACGGCTCCAAAAGTACCGAAACCCTAGTTAATCCTTGTCTCCTTTTTCTGCGAGTCTCTTGAAAAAAGTCAAATTTTCATCTTCTTCGTAATCTTCGGTATGACCCCCGGCAGTCCCTTCTTCTGAGTCCGAATCCTCTTTGTTATTATCATGGACCCCATCGAGGAGTGCAGCTTCGACTAAGGAGTTCGCGGCCACTGCGGTCACTGCGGTTCCCAGGACTTTAGTGAAACGTGCAGCAATCTGTGCGTAGCTTTTGAAGTTTCCAGGTGAGACGAAATCCAAAAGTGGGTATTCCGACTTCCAAAGGGCCTCCAATTTCGCTTCATCCTCTGACACGGGGGAACGTTCCGTGAACTCAGACTTGTCATAGTTGCGGTATCCCTCAACTTGACGAATCTTGAGTTTGAAATTGGCACCTTCCCACAAATCAAATGGACTAAATGCAACTTCATCTGGGAATTCAGGGTGCATCTTCTCATACAACTTATTGAAAACCTTAGACCCGAAACGGAACAACTTCACTTTACCGTCGTTCTCAGGTTTTGCGGGATCAGAAACCACAAGAATGTTTGCTGTATAACTCAGCTTGCGCTTTCTAGTGCGAGCAGTCGTTTTGTTTGCTTCGATACCGGAGTTCCACAGCAAAGAGTTAGCTTCACAGACTGGACACTTCTGTTCCAGTGTCGTTGGACATAAATCGATAAGCCAACCACCGGGTCCCTGGAATCCGTGAGAGAATGTGCGTACCCAAGGTAATCCATCCTCACCATCTTGAGGAGGGGCGGGAAGGAAGCGGATAAGCGCATGTCCGTTCTTGGCTTTGTCGGTCGTACACTCCCAGAGTCGATCATCTTCGCGCTTCTTTTGAGATGACTGTTGTATCGCGTTTGTAAGTTGTTCGATGGACCCTCTTGAACGCTTCAGGGCGGAAAAACTGATAGGACTCGGCATATAGAACCTCCTGTTAGGATAATGTGAAGAATATCTGGAACTATTATACAGCTATTATACAGCTATTTATGAGACGTGTCAATCATTATTAAGTGTTTTTCGTAAACTTCTCTCTCAGCAGTTTGCGATACTTCAACACGTCAATTTCGAGAAATGGAGCGTAGCGTATGACTCGGTGTTGAATCGATGGAAATAATACGGTATCTGAAATCTTCTCTGCCCAAATCGGTAAGAATTGCATCGCGGCATTCAAAACGATCAATGTCTCTTCATGAATACTTCCTTGTTGCGCCATTGTCAGGAGCCGTGGATATTGACCACCCACAACTTTCAATGCACCCGCGAAGTCATGCTCAAACAGATAGTTGATATCTCCCATCACCAGATTATCGAGATTTTCTTTAACCCCCAAACGGTTGAGGTAGATATCCTTCGCTTCAGGTCCCAGTAAGTCACGGACCCATGTATACTCTGCCTCGTAGAAGTTCGCCGCGAAAAAGAATTTTAGAGTGTCTTCATCATCATAGAGCTTACCGAGTTTGTGAAAGAAGTACCTGTCATTGCGGTGTTCAAAATTCTCCCGTGTGATGTGTCTGACGTGTCCTTTGAACTTAAAGAAGTCATATTTACCTAGGTCAAAATGCAGTTTGAGCCCCGTGTATAGGAGCCATGTCTCGAATCCAGAAGGCATAGATATCACCAGCTAAATTGGAAGTCTTCCCGATTTCTCTCCCTTTTCCCGCATTAAATTTAGTTCTTGAGCCTCCTCCTCGATATCCAGTTTGATTCGTTCCGTCAACTGAGACGCCGCGATTTCCGGTTCCACGTTAAATTCTCCACAGTAATCACATAGTCCTTCCCATAGAGTGAGATTCTTCCGTTTGGAGTATTCCCGTAACATCAGACTCCAATTTTCAATCTCAACCCTGGTTGGCATGTTTCTTTTCCTCAATCCTCTTCAGGTCGGCCTTGAGAAGCGTCAACATAGCAATCAGTTGATCCATTGCCGCGAGCACTTCTTTTATGGGCATTGTGTGGGGAGCCACTATTTCACCACAGCCTTGTAAATCTTCTCAAACGTTTCATGCTCCGCAACGACTTCCTCAAAATTCTGCTTGTGATACGTCTTAGCGAGTGCAGTGATAAGCTTCTTTGGGAACTTCAGTTCCTCGGCAACCTTCTTAATCATCTCCGTGAGATATTCTGATTCTGCTGCTGAGCGAGTGTAACTGTCTGACGCATCCCTACACGCTTTCACCAGTTTGGAACGCTGTTCATCTGTCAAGTTACTGGGAACGGTTACTGTTGGCATATTAAACCTCCATTAAGTAAGATAAATTAAAAACATAATGAGTTGATAGACACCACCCACGAAACAGGAAACCATTGTTGCGATGATTATATAGTACCAGATAGACACGATGAGATTGTTGTTGTTCGGACCGAATTCGCCGCTCATATTTTCGTCAATTCAGCGCGAATGGCTTCATACATTGCATCTCTCTTTTCTGGTGAGTGGTATCTAAAACTCTTTGCAGTTCCTTTGTAATTCAATTCCAGGGAATGTGATGTCTTGCTTGCCCACGTCTGATCGTCTTTTGATACGATCCTCAATCCCGCAAGTGCAACCACACATACATCATCAGCTACGAATTGTAATCTCTTCATGGTTTCTCTCCATAAAATAAGTGATTGTCGATCTTACCGAGGAATAGTTTTGTCTTGCGCCACTTCGGATGCACGTAGTCTGCATGAAAATAAACAGCACTACCATATTTAAGCATTGTATCACTATTCCAGTAAGAAGTCAATACTCTATGTGCGATTTGCTGTGATTGATTCCAAGTTTCTTTATTGGGTTTGCGCTTCGGTTCACAGAAGAATGAGAACTGACAAATCTTCCTGTCATCAATGACGTGTGCTTGTGCAATCACTCCGCAAATCGTCCTGGGTCTGTGCTTCTGACCAACTCGATTCAGAATGACGATAGCGACGGCTTCCTTCCCAATCTCTGATTGATTGCCGGCTTCGTAGTAAATCGCTGTCGTGAGACACTTCTCTTCCTTTATCGTTTTCGCTACTGCATAGTCACGCTCAACTAAGTTCGTGCGGGAGAGGTCGACGAGTTGCGCTTCCTCAACAGCAAGCTCAGGTCCGAATAGAAGTGCTGAGGCAAGCAGTAGAATAAAGAGAAAGTGTTTCAATGTTAATCCTCCAAATAGGTTAATGCTTTTCCCAGGAACTTCATGTTGTCTCCTGTTCGTGATAGTAAGTCGCAATGCACTCGTCCAATATAGGAAGATACTCCGTTTTCTTCTTCATAGTAATGGTCGGATGCCCCGTTCCCTCTACGGCAGTGGCAATAACAAACTTCTCAATCGGAATCCCCGTTCGCTCCTCAAACATTTCAGCGTATGCTGATGCTTGCACAAAGTAATTCGTGATCCATGCTTCCGGCTTCTCATAACCCGCAGTCTTTACGTCCAATATGACAATCTCTCCGTCCCATACTACGATACCGTCTGTTCGTCCTGCAACACGGAGTCTGTCCGAGTACAATGCTTGTTCTATAGCATACACGACTGAGATATGCTTGTCAAACTCCTTTTTTAGCTGTAAAAACAACTCCTTCATGGAGGGCATCATGCCCATTTTCTCCGGCATTGACAGCGTATTCAGGAGATACTTTTCGCAGAGCAGGTGCACATAAGTTCCCCGATCCGCTCCCCTCTTCGTTTTCTTGTTCGCTTCCTCTGCTCCCACCCTTGCTCTCCACTTTGCTATCGCTTCACGATTCAGAATACCGGCAACAGTGGATGCAGACGCATACATCTTCTTTTGGGGAGTCTCATAGAAACGTCCGCGGTCCGTTGTGACTACGGGTAACTTGTAGTCCAGACCAGGAATTGTCGTGTTCTGAAACGCCATTACACTTGTGCTTTCTTTGTAGCGAATCGTGTTTCTCTGCGCTTCTTAAATAAGCGATTCTCGATAGGAGCAATGACGTGATTCGTGAAGTCTGAAGGGACACCCTTGACACCCAGGAGCACGGGATCACCCACTTGCATCTTCAGGAATGCAACTTCATAGTCTGGATTGTCCTTAATAAACGTTTCCATCTCAGCAATCGACATGAATCGTTCAGTGATTTGCCCAGTGGGTTTGAAACGGAAATCGTAGTTCGGCACCTTAGTTCACCTTGACGAATGCGGGCGCTGTAAGCACCTGCTTATAGACTGGATTCTCGGACAAAAACTTCTGCAATTGCACAAAGGACATCATAGGAAGATTATCATGAGCCCCGGTTATAGTATTCTCCACAACGTAAAATGGCATAGTCTCTCCTTAAAGATCGAACACGGTTACTGGATTAGAAGGGTTATATCTTACGTCGCACGCGCTGACATTGTAGAAACGAGTTCTGAATGCAGCATTCTCATAAGCACCGTATCCTTCGTGGATGTGCCCAAAGATATGCACTTTCGGAAGTGTGCGCTTCACATGATACAGGAGATTCACGTCTCCCACGTTGGGGTCCTCTCTGGTTCCATGAGTATCCACCAAATCCAGAATACCCTTGGGGGGTCCGTGGGTGATAAGGATATCGAGTCCTTCGGGAATCCGTGACCACAATTGTTCTGAACGGTATGACTTGCGGTCATAGTCAAATGCCCACGGAGAGGGTTGATACAAGGCACAGGAATAGGGAGACCCAAAAATTTTCAATCCCCCGACTTCGGTGGCTTCGTGATTCAGATAGATTGCAGGAAAGAATTCTTGACGAGTCCAAAAATGGTCATCTTCGCAGTACATATCATGATTGCCCGCTACGATGATCTTATATTTATGCGGTCGAGACTTGAACCAATCTGCAAACTGCACGACATGCTGTAGCTTTGCGCTCATGGAGAAGTCACCGGCACAAATCAGCATATCCCCATCAGGGACTTTTAAGAGTTTGTGGTAACCGTGTGTATCGGAAAGACAAACTATTCTCATATTTCCTCTTTTGGCTCGCACACGGCAGTTTTCATGTTCCTCAGTTCTGCTATTGGCCGAGTAGACCTCGGATGTGTGCGAGCGTTATATTATGAAGAGACGGCAAAATCTGAGAGGGAGAGGGGCGCAATGGGAGGTGCTATCAATCCCCTCTTTAGTGCGTAAGAGTGCATCTCCTCTGTGTTGTCCAGTTGGTAGGAGACAATAAGTTTTCCTACTCGATTGCGCTTGATATATGCTCCAATCTGCTTGAGGTCCCAGATATACGCGGCGATTCGATTGAGCACGATTTCACCACCCAGACAAGTGGTTATCTCATCCACTGAAGTTTCATGACCGTCCAAGAGTATCAACAACAATTTTTCCGATTGAGTCACACACGTTGATTTACCGCGTCCCATAATTATCATCTCCAGTGAAATGACACAATAACACACTGAAAGAGAAAAGTCAAGCTACTTCTTCTTCTTATTTCTTATGATTTGACGTATACGTTTCGGAACTTCCACTCTAGGGGAATCTGGCGTTATGAAATTCAACGCAATGCCCTGACTGCAAAGCGTGACCTGATTTCCTTCTTTAATCCAATCATCTACGAGAAGTCTTAAATTCTCGCTGCTAATCCCCCTCGGTGTAATCATTTCCTTCTTCACTGCGAAATTCTCCTTTTATGAAATATTAACATCCAAGAAATCCAGCATCTACTCAGTCTCCTCACTTCGATTGTCAGCCGATGCTTCCGCCTTCTGGTCGTGAAACGTGCGATTGCTAACGCACCACGAACAACGTCCATGGTTGCGGCAACTTGGATCGAAACTCTTCGATCTCCTATACGGCTGCCGGCGTTCCTTCTTGTGTTGGATTGCTTTGTCCAGGCTCACGTACTGACCCCTTTCCTCGTCCACCGTATTCCTTCTGAATGACTAACTTCTCCGAAGTGGGTAATTGTGAGTACTTCGTGTACGTCATGTGCTTCTTTGTTGAGAGCCATGAACCCATTACTGCTCGCGTTCCTTTACCCTGTGGACTCTCAGACTTTGCCATAATGTTCTCCTTATTTATCTTAGCGCACGTTAATTAGGAATTTCCCGATAACTGTCTTGCGGAATAATCTTCCCTGGTGCAACTTGGATCATGCAGCCAGTGACAAGACTGAAGTGCGACTTCATACCGCTTTCAGCCCAACGGCTCTCGCACTTGTAACTCTGCGACCACCATCCTCCAACGAGGACAACACTAACTACAAGAACACCCAATGCACTTATCATCCATGTTATCAGAGTGTCATTGGTCATAATACAACTTCTTGATATTGGGAAACTCCCCGATTTCCTCGTCTCCCTCTATTTCAAATTTCTTATATAACTCTTCCAGTTCATCACCCTCTTCTAACAAAGGAATCTCTTCGAGTTGCTTATCACAACTCGGATGTTCAGCTTTGTTCCTCTTTTGGGTTGACATTATTTTATCAATCCTTTCAATTTCAATCGTTCACGGAGAACGATTTGTTGCACAACAGGATCATTTTCTGCGGCTTCCTCTGCTCGTTTCACACCAGACTTGAGATGTCCTAATCCGAACCCCGCGGTCACCCCAACAAACATTCCCAATCCAACACCCGTAATCATTGCTAAGAGTCCCATTATTTCACCCCTTATGAATTAGAGAATTTAATGATGGACTTGCTGGACACTTCATTATCTATGCACCTAAGAGATTCCTCCAATTCAGCGAACTCATTCTTCATGCCGTAGTAGGCAGCAACCTCAATATCTAACCGCTTCTGGTCTGCTGCTGGACCGTTCTTGCGTTCATCAATGACTCCCAATACATAACCCACAACCAAGATAAGTATTCCCGCGAAGTAATAAAGGAGATATTCCATGTTAACTCTCCCTCATGAACAATTCATAGTTCACCGTGATATACGCTGCACAACGTAACGTCGCATCTGCTTTCGTGAGCACGTCAAGAAGTTCCTTCTTTTCCTTCAGATAGACTTTCGCAAAAGAAGGATCAAATTCCATGATACTTCCCGCATTCGCAATGAGGTCTGCAACTTTAACTGTCTGTGCTTCAGCGGGTGCTTTTCCAAGTCGTACACGCTCAAGATTCATGCGGTGAGCACGGTTCCCATCCTCTGGCTTCGTGATCTTCGTCAGCCACACAACAAGGTTCGTGACTTCTTCTCCAAATTCCACAAATAATTCATCTTCAGTAACTTTCGTATCCTCTATCACATCATGGAGATAAGCAGACGCAACCATTTGTGCAGTGTGCCCAGGTACGGATTGGACGATCCTGGCGACTTGTGAGGGGTGTATGATGTAGGGCTCATCCGTGTATTTCCGCTTCTGTCCGACTGCCTCATGGGCAGTGGTAGCGAACACGCGAGCACGTTCGATGAGAGGAGATGTTCTTGTGGGTGTCTGTTCCATGAAATGAGTATAACACGTCTCCCAAAAAAAGCAAGTATTATTGTATCATGTAAACTGTTGTTTTCATTGATTACTTGATTACCTGAACGAAATACTCCTGAAAACCCCCACATTCCTTCTTAAACAAAAGGACTATATCAGCGAGTTGACAGAATTTTAGGAAGTCCTTATCAAAGGACTCATCATCAGCATAGATCGTTAGCGTATCACCCTTAAACATTTCGTTCAAGCGTAGACGTACTTGGAGTATAGGAAGCGGACATTCTAATCCTCGACAATCACACTCTTCGTGAGTGATGTTATCCATTGAGCAATGTCCTTGTATCGACAACGTTTTCATTTGTCATTCGTGCTGATCTGAGCTTCAGGACTTCCAACGTCTCTTGAGCAAGCATCAAACTCTCCTGTGACTGTCGCACGACAAGTTTTGCTGCGGCGACTGCACACTCAGCATTGAAAATTTCCTGTTTTAGTTCACTCATGTTCGGAATCCTCCCACATATCGTAACCGCGGTTCAGGGTCATCTGCTTTTGCTGCTGCTTCTTCCGTTGCTTGTCTCGGACTTCCTCTTCCTGCCGTCGCAATTTTCTTGGCTTCTCTCTCTTCACCAACTGTTTACTACCGTACATGGACCCTCCTATAATATTTGAGTGAGCATTTTATCTGCTAATTTACACCTGATTGCTTCTTTTGCTGTCAACCACACATCGGAAGACTGTAACAGTGTCTCTTTGATTTTCTTTTCAGTTATGCCACAATGATCCGTCAACAATTCATTCACCCTTGCACGGCAGTTAATCATCTCCGTCATAGATGCTTTGATCTCGTGCTCCTTACCTTCCATGTCAGTGTAAAATTCGTGCATCATGATCCCCGTGTGGGGGGCGACATAACGGTGTCCCTTTGCTCCACATGCGAATATCAGTGCAGCGGCGGACATGATATTTCCGATCCCTACTGTGTAAACGGGAATCGTGGATAATGTCATTATGTCAACCAGTGCAAAGGCACTATACAGGTCTCCTCCACCAGAATTGATGTAGAGTATCAGACGATCCGGTTTGACAGCATTCGTATGTTCAAAAACAATCCACTGAATAGCCCTACTGATATTTTCGTCACCAAGTTCCCCTGTCAGAAAATGAACATGATTTCCAAGTAGACCCTGCCCAATCAGATCAAAGTCCGGCTCTTGTATGATTATGGTGGGTTCTGAATCCTTGTGGGCTACGAGAGGTTTATCTGCAATTTTCTCCGGTTTCTTAGATTGTGCCAAGGGTAGTTCTCCTCACTCATATATCGAGTTTGCGCTATGGAATTTCCCCGAATGAACATCTCTCTCGTGGCTCTACTTGTTTCACTACCCATTCTATAATTGAGTGTGTGCTTTCCTGTACATCCAAATTCAGGAGCAAACGCTTTCACGGCTGCAAAGAACTGCCGATCTGCACCCCATTGTCCATACCAATGTTGTCCGACTTTCACAGCTAATTCTCTTGGAATTGCAAAGCATCCTGTGTCGATATGGAATCGAGACTCATCGAACTGTACAGGCCAATGTCCAAGACTTTCACAGTTATCCTGGGCAACCATATTTCCCTCATTATCCATAATAGTTCTGAGGGTATACGCCCACTGATATTTATTCTCCTCTAAAACCTTCTGAAATTCCTCAATATAATTGCGGTCTACGGAATTATCCTCATCCAAGTAACAGAGGACATCTTCGTTGACCAGGAAGGACGCCGCAGCGTAAACCCTATGTCCATACCAGCCTTTACCGACATTCTCTTGCAGATAAATAATTTTCAGCTTATCGCTCCACCGTTGATTAGTGTCTAAGAGAATCCGGTCCACGTCGGCATAATGTTTCTCTCCATCCACCACGATATAATGGGTGCAATCCTGCCCCCGAAGCGACTCAATGTTCCACTTCAGGTGCTTAGAGCCAATCGTGGGAGTAATGACTGCGAATGATTTCATACTATGCCTTCGGCACCAAAAACTCTATGTGTGCCGCGCTCATTTTCAAAAGTGTGCCGCCATCCTGAGAAGGCAGATAATAGCCTTCCATATCCCACAAAGGTCCAGTATTGGGAAACTTCAGTGCTGTACGTCCATCAGTCAGTTTAACCAATTGAACTTCGATTGTATTCACGCTTTCACCACCTTCGTCTTGAGCAACTTCACGGGTGGTGTAACTGTTGAATCTTCCAATACAAAGGGAAGATTGGGGAACGCTTCCTTCACTAAGGACGGTGTGAGAAACTTAATGTCCAAGTCTTTCGTGAAACACTTCACCAATAATTCAGCTTCGTCCTTGTGGATGGTACTGAGAACACTATGGAGAATGGAGGATTCCTTCTTCGCACTCAGCTTGGCAACCCGCTTCGGATGTCCCTGAATGAAAATATAGAGTCGTCGCATCTCATTACTAAGATTGGAGAAACACAGTCCCTCTGGTTCCACCGCTGGTTTATAACCTGGAATCTTATCGATGTCGAACTTGATCTTGGGGTTGAAAGAATAGTTTAGGAATTCGCGGAACCAAACGTTTGCAAACCCATACTTCTGCAAGACAGCTATTCTCTGTTCTCGCGTCTTAGCTTTATCAAACTCCTTAAATATCTCCGAAAAAAGGAAACTCGCGTAATTCATAAACTCTCCTTTGTTAAAAATTTTCGATATTCGCGGTCAATTCTTTAAGTCCACTTGAGGCGAGATAATGAAGGAAGTGTCCTCTACTGTGCGTCGGGGCATCGTCATATTCTTTCCCAATCCTGGCTCGTACGTCCACTGGAATGCGCCTCAAGTCAATAAGAATTTCGTTGCGTCTGTAATTCTTTAGCATGTCTCCCTCAATACAAAATTCCTCAGCGGGGGTATTTAGCCAGTTGATAAGCTTCTTTTCCATAATGGGCTTCTGCCGTCGACCCGTCACGAAGACATCATCAGGAGAAAGAATATTAGGAACCCCATCCCCAAAATCTCCACGAATAATCATCTGCTTGAGCGTCATGAGAGGAAATTCATCGTATATTTGCTTCTTGAGGAATGGAGAATATTGATGCACATTGGGATTCACCAACAGTTGTGCGAAATCTTTATCTCCTGAGATAATCATAATCTTCTCTGACGGGCCATATACTTGTGAGAGGTGTGCAATAATATCGTCAGCCTCGCACCCCTCAACCTGTAAGATTTTATACATCATATTTGTTCGAAATTCTCCCTTGAGTGTATCAATGCTATGATATATAGAATCCCAGTTGAACGACGACTTTTCACGTTCCTTCTTGCGTTTATACTTGTATTGAGGGAATGATTCTGTGCGCCAATACGTAGGAGCATCGCAGGCAATCACAGTAGAACCATATTCGTGCTTAAATCTCCTGACATTCGCTCCGATGGAATTGAGGATGAGTCGTCTTGAGGAATCTACGTTAATCTCCGATTCTTTTGCACTTACCAAGTGTTGCAGAATACACGCATATGCAATTTGGCTGAAATCCACAATAATCATGATATGATCGTCACGGGTGATTCAGTCGCAACTGCGACCCGCGCTCCACAAGGTAATAATGTTTTCTCATTTCCAGAATAGATAACGTCAGAAGGACCCTCGATATGAACCTGATGGCAGTACGTATTCTTTCTACCGCGCTTTACAGTAATCACGGGCTCATTTGTGCCGTTCTTTTTGTTCGCACGAATCCGATGCTGATTCACATGTATCCATGTCAACATGATTAAGCAATGACCCTCACTAAAAGTGTTTCACTGTTCAGTCGACCGGATATTTTCATATCCTTGGTCGTCAACTCATCCATAATCTTCCTCAAATATATTTTCCCACTTGAGAGAATCTGAGGAAGAATCTCTTCGGGCTTCCGTAACTTCTTGGAGCGTGACAGTCTCTTGGAATAATTGAGTACTGTGCATCCCTTGATCCCCAGTCCTGCGGCATCTTCAGCGACGTAAACTGTCAGCACACGACTTGGACGATGATAGGACCACAATCCTTCTGCCCCAATCATGCGTGTTGGAGGCACAGACTTGATCTTGAGTTCCGCATCTTCTGCATAGAACTTGAGTGATTTTACTTGTTGTTCAGGAGTTTTGACTTTCTTCTTGCGGGGTTCTCTCTGGTTGATTGCTTCACCCATCAATGTGAGAGCATCGGAAATGATCTGATCGAATAACGCTTCCATCTTCGTCAATTGCACAGACGTAAAATTGCTGTATCCCTCTGCGATTTGTTCATCTTTCCCCAAGATCGCGGCTCTGTATTCATCGCGGCAATGCTTTCCCCAATTCACAATATTGGGTCCGTGGACTCCTGTGATTCCCTCGTTCCGCATGAGTTCTAGCGTATTAGGCGTCTTCTTAAAGTCTGAGAGGATAAATTCATCAATAGCAGAATCCAGCATTCCAATGAGATTAGAGGATTTCTCTTTCAAACGATCTTGAATCGTGACTGGCTTTGTTGTCGATTTGATAGTCGGTTCGGGCGCTTCCTCTGTCAGTTCTGTCATGGACTTGAGTTTCTTTTCTACCCACTCCATCGACTTATCATCAAGGATTGCACCTCGTGTAATCATGCGACATACGAATCCAAGTGTGCTCACTTGTGCTTCGATTTGAAAATTCTTGACTTTCATTTCTCGCGCCTTGCAATACTCCGCAAGGTACTTATGCGACATCTCTTTTTCTCGGTGCTGTGAGTACCAATTCAATGCGAGTCCCAATTCAATCTGTTCAAGTTCCATCATTGGATAGGATGGTTCCTCTTTTGAGAGAAGTTGGTTAATACGGGATTCTGTTGACTGACGTTTAATTTTCATGATACACTTCCATGTTATGCGTATATTTATTGTATCATAAAAGTTGAATAAAGTCAAGCAGTATGCCGCGCCGAGTATCGCTCCTTAATCAGTTCGACCAACTTAGGATCGCGGTACCCAAAGTTATCGGGAATAGCAAGACACGTCACGGGCGTTTTCAGTTTGAGCGTCACGTACATTTCTTCCACCGCATCAGCTTGATCCTGCGTCATGCACACCACCTCATCCGCCCATTCCAATAACACTTGATCCACTGGAATCAAGGCAAACTCAGGAGCAAGACCCGCTGCCCGAGTGTTGAAGTGCCACGGCTCCTGCGAGAGGACGACTGCGGCCGTCGGAGAGCGTAGAAGCCCTGCTGAGCACACGCACAACACACGCTTATAGACAGCCGTGTTCTGGAATCGATTGTTACAATTTCCGAGTCTGTTCATTAAGTAAGGGTCTTGATCTTCCATGTTATCCTTTCATTTGTTTGTTTTCCGCACACAAGACAATTCAGTATCACCCCTTGATACACAGCACTCCCTTCAGCGTTGCCACAATTTTTACAAGGTCCGATTGATTTGACATAACTTCGTCTATAGGTTTGTAGGCCCCCGGCAACTCATCGATAATCCCCGCATCCTTCCGGCACATAACTCCCGCAGTCTGCTTCTCAACATCCTCTAAGGTAAACTGCTTCTTCGCTTTGCCGCGTGATAGGACACGACCCGCACCGTGTGAGCACGAACAATACGACTCAACGTTCCCCAAACCTTCGACGATATACGACTTGGTACCCATCGATCCAGGGATAATACCAAAGTCACCAACGCGAGCACGGACAGCGCCCTTGCGTGTAATAATAACATTTTCACCATAATGCTCCTCACGTTCCGCATAGTTGTGGTGACAGTTCACCATCAGTTCTGGCTTCACTGTTCCATCTCCAAAGATCGTCTGTCCAACAGACTGTAATACCAATTCCATCATCACTTCGCGGTTCTGCATCGCGTATCGTTGCGCCCACTGCAAGTCGCGCCAGTATTCATCGAACAACTGAGTGCCCTCCAACAAGTACGCAAGGTCTGGGTCCCTCAACTTGATCTGCTCAATCTCCATGATCTTCTTCGCTTGATCGATGTAGTAATTCCCAATCTTGTTGCCAATACCGCGTGATCCTGAGTGCAGCATTGCCCACACATTTTCATTCTCATCGATGCAGATTTCGATGAAGTGATTGCCCCCTCCCAATGTACCCATCTGCTTAACGACACGTTCAAAGTCATCCTGAATCTTCTTTGGAAGGTTCAAGAATCCCGCTGAATCAACTCCACTGAACATCGCGTGATTGTGCATGTCCTGTCCTACAGGAATCCTCTTGCAGATGTCATCGTACAAACCCTGCAAGGAATCCGGTAGACGATTCGACCTGAACGGAAGCAATGCAGCCATCATCCCGCAGCCGATATCGACTCCCACACAGGCCGGAGTGATTGCGCCCACTGTAGGGACAACTGATCCCACTGTAGCCCCTATTCCTCTGTGTACGTCTGGCATGACAGCCATCCCATGCTTAAACATGAATGGAAGCGTAGACGTGTCCTTCAACTGATCCAAGGCAGACGACTCTACCTTGTCAAGTGGGGACCAAATCTTGATTGGAGCCCCGAATGATTGCAGTGTGTTATACGGCATATTTTGGTCCCTGTTCTTTTAAGAATAGATTGAGTGCAGCGTAGTCATCAGCAACGAATTTGTTATAGAGCGTTCTTGCGTATTCCTCAAGTATTTCCTCAGTGGGCTTCATCATTCTTCCTGTGCCGTCGCAAGCGTCACACTCATAGGAATATACTTCATCCCCGTCATTCTCGTAAGTATAACGAATACCAACATAACATTCGTAACATCGTCGCTCCGTTGAGACTGGATTTCCAAACCTTGCGATGTACTGCACCTCAACCCAATCACGCTGAGAAGGATGGTACCATCGCGCAAAGCTAATAGGGCTGAATTCAAGCAAAAAGTTATTAGCTCTCACGTTCCTGATCCTTTTTAAGAGAAAACGTAGTTCTTCCGCTTTCTCTTGTAGTCCTCGTTGATCCACTTAAACTGTCGCTCAGAAATAAGGGGGCTGGAAAAACCCGTATCACTGGAATACAGGAGTGTCCCTTTAGTCGTGCGAGCTTTCAAGTGTTGTCCTGTGCGCCCCCAGTCAAGAATGACATCGAGGTCAGAAATCTTTTCTTCCATACATCTCCTTATTCGTAGTCACGCACAATGACGCCCACTCCATGCTGCGGAATCTTGTCGTCGGTGAAACTTGGGTATCGTACCGTCAGCATTTCACCAATGTATTTTAGACGATTCTCCCACTGCTTAGACCGGTATTTATCCGTTCCCTTGCAGCGCACATCAAAGTCACCTATGCCTGTAATGCCCCCGACCCCCTCCTCCGTGACACAACGGAAGATCGCTTTCCCTTCATCCTTACCTGTACCTTCTTTACATCCGATAATTTTGTACTCAGCATCATAAAAATCCTTGTTCTTCAGGAGTTGATTCGCACGATACTGGAACTTATAGGGTTCGTTTCCAGAACGAATGATGGAACCCTCGTATCCATCAGCGATGAAATGTCCATGATGCAGAGCGACATCTTTCTCGCTTGTCACTTTGAACGTCTCAACCAATCGCAGGTAGTTCAATCCATTAGGAATATCATGCCTATATTTCAAATAACGATTACTAAAATCCAAATCTCCGCTGGGACGATCATAACAATGAAACTTTACATACTTCTTCAAACTCTCAAGGTTGGGTGTTGTCTCGTCCGTAATCAGGGACATCAACTCCTGAAATGTAATATCTCTGTGGTTGTACATTTCCCCATCAAGAATATCTCCGTTTTTCATGAAGCTCAAAAATTCTTGCTCCATATACAGATTGAAATTCCTGTACTGCTTCGACTTACGCGACCAAAATGTGATCTTGTCGTTTCTGCGCTCTACAAGACACCGGCAACCATTAAGTTTCGGTTGCTCAAAGGTATTCATCCAGTCTATTGTATGCTTACGCTCCTTATATTTGTTCGCTAACATCGGAAGTAACTTCAGTTCAATGTTCGTTTCTCCTTCAGGTAAAGACTCTGTATAGTTTGAATCATGCTTTTTATTCCACTTCGACTCCGCTTCCAGAACCGCTTGCTCAAAGGGAGACGTTTCATTCGACTTCCCGATGTTCTTCCCTTCACGGATTGTTTCAACAGCAAGCTGCTTCTTTCCCTCAATCTGTCCGTGTTCCACCATGATCGCAGATTCAAGAGGGAATTCAGCAACCCAGATTTTCCACGACTTCACAACGCCCTTTGAGGACAATCCGTACAATGTGGGGAATTTCTTTTCCATGATAATCTCCTGTTAGTGTTCAACTCCTACACAGGAGTATAACAAAGCATCACTCAGTTGTCAAGTTTCACAAGTCATTGATTATGTTGGAGTTGAGTGTGACCTATCTACAAGAAAAAGCAACAACTCATCGATCCACTCAGAATCTACTGCTTCTGGTAATGTCGATTTCGCAGACAGCAATTCAACTTCATCCATCAGCGTATCCAGCTTCGGTCCCACTTCATTCTTAAAGTGCAATGATCCACTCTTGACTGCTCGGATGAAATCCGTCTCCGCTAGCGGATATGTAAAATCTCCATCTCGTAGAATCGCTCGCACTTGATACGCAGCACGAAACGCATGACTCACGGCTTTCCAATCGATACCTGAATTCGATTCTGCTTCGATAGCGCGAGCCCCATATTCTCTAACAAAATTTTCCAACATAGGAACATAATGCAGCGCATACGCATTGAGCGTCATTTTCTTCCCACAGACCTGATAAAATTGCACTCCTTCTTCTGTCTGCAACCCACAATGTTCACCCTTCGGAAGCAAGGGGAGAATATCCCCCACTTTTCTTTGATCGTAAAACTCCAAGCATTCTAACACTAATCGTGCTTCAGCTAATCGGGAACCCTTGACTCCGTACTTCGCCGCTTGCTTGCGAGCATAACCCACAAGGGAAGAAAGATTCTTCGTGTAGAACATAGATCGACGTTTGACGATGTACTCCCATTCCCACGAATGACTGATCCAAGCTGAAGAAGGTGCGTGAAGCATGTCTAACGCGACAGTCTCTCCCTTCTTCGCTAACTCCAAAAAGTAATGGAGTGAGTAAAATTCTTTGTCAACGTCGCTCGACGTGTTCTTTTCATTAGAGGAGTGTTTTGTGTTTTCGTTGATGGATTTAGGGAATCGACTGAGGATCAATTCCCGCTTGGAAGGCATGTACACGCCCTTGTAATCCGTGTCTGAATTGGAAGAAGAAGTACCGTAGAGGTGAGAACCGAAGATCATTTCAACGAGTTTGTGTGTCATGATAAAAGAAGTATAACACAGCAGAAGGAAGATGTCAAGAAGAAATTTGGTGGGCCGCAAGCTTTAGCTAGCGGTGCATAAATGGTGATCCCTGGTGGTTCTGCCCCACCGTCTCTGCCGTGTCAAAGCAACACTCTTCTATTGAGCTAAGGGACCGTAGATAAATCTGATATTGCGTATCTATCGGTTCTACATCCTCGTTAGCGACAATCTCTTTGCTGTCGGCGAACCGTGGCATAGTTCCTCCATTATGAAATGGTCTCCCTGACAGGATTCGAACCTGCATAAAACCCTCGTTCGAAGCGAGGTCGGCGTCCAATTGCCATCACAGGGAGTTATTGCAAAAACTCTTTCCATGATTGCTCAAACGTGCAATTATCAGGTGCTCCACGAAACATAGGGGCAATGTCTTCATTACTGTATCCTGCAAGACCGCATCCGATTCGTGTTACCAAAAACTCTAAGTCCTTATAATACTTTGCGTACTCGATAAACTCTATCACCTGATGTCGAATAAATTCCTGTGCGAGAGTATTGAAGTCCGCATCCTTCGTCGGAATCGCATAGGCTTGCCCTGTGCGTCCGATTCCCACTCCATACTTCGCTCCATACCAATGACGAGCGAACAACGCGGCTCCTGCGCCATGGCGACCTGCTAGATTGGACCCAAACACAAAAATAATATCAGGATGATCCTTCGGGTCTCTGCGTTCTTTTTCATCAAAATAATTCATTATATCCTCGTGGTGCCACTGGTGGGACTCCAACCCACATCATTCCTCTTTAGGAGAGAGGTGCCTGTGCTTTAGGCTACAGCGGCGTTATGGTGCCATCGACAGGAGTTGCACCTGCGTCAATCCCGCTTAGAAGGCGGGTGCCTTTCTGCTAGACTACGATGGCTCTATTCAATCTTGGTGCTCCTAGTGAGTATCGATCTCACTCTTCCATCTTGAGAAGCTAGCGACCTAGCCAGTAGTCTATAGGAGCGATTTTATGTCCCTCGAATGAGAAAAATTCATTTGTCATTCTATCAGATATTTCTGATGGGGTTGTTGCAACCACATAAGCTCTATTGGGTAAATCATCTATCCGTACAATATCACCAATCACTAAATCCTTAAACATGACTTGATTCCATCCATCATATTCAAGTCTTTCAGTAATTCGCAGTTCCATAAAGTCCTTGATTGCTGGAACCCCTGCGGCGTTATTCCTCAGAGGCTAATTCTTCTCTGACAATGTTCTCAACCAACTCCGGTGCCTGGGCAAAATGAGGGTTCTTCTTGAGAA